CTAGTCTCCAAACATTTCCGGGAGACTCTACAAGTATAGCGACTCCAGTATCGAGTATATAATTTTTTGCCTTCCAATAATTATACAACCACTTTTCTTTTTGAAATCCCTTACTGTGCATCCATTTAGGAAAGTGTCTACATTTTTGTTTAGGGTTGTGGTAGTTATTGCACTTAGAGCATTTGTTGAATATGCTTCTTCCTGTGCAGCCAACTATGTATTTATGTTCATTATCATATATAGGAACAACAGCGCGCTGATACATCGGCTTGTTCGGATTATCGCAATAGCCAACGTCATATTCTTCTAAAACATCTTTGTCGAATCCTCTGTCAACATAATACTTAGCTGGGACTGATATCTTTTGCCTATATTGTTCTTGAGTTATACCCAGCCCTTTCGCCTTTTTGGAAGATATGGAATTTACAAGGCTTCCAAATTTCATCTTCTCTATATTTATGGTCTCGCTTTTTAACGAGTTAAAGTCCTGTTTTAAAAAGGCCAGTAAAAACTCTACTGCTTCCGAAAAAGAGGCTTCTTTATCCCCTTCGCTTTCCCAGTTATACTTAAACTTTGAAAGACAACCCCTTATAAAGTGGATAAGACTGTTTCCAAATATCTCTTCACACTGATGAGTTCTACACTTATAATGCACCTTGTAGTCGCCATTATAGTACATATTAAGGGCAGTCGGATTGTCTCCACCATGTATGGGACAACATGACTTAATTAAGACCTCATTTTTATATCCAGCTCTGATTCCAAAATAATCGTATATCTGATCCATATGCTGTGCAGCTATGGAAGATAATTGTTTTAGTTTTCCAAAATCGCCATACTTATACGAAGGGGATGTCTTCTGATGCTGAGTATTGTTCTGGTTCTTCTTCATATGTGTTATCCTCTAATTCAAATGCAGTCTTACCTTCTGTTATTTGAGCGTAAGATCCATTCATCATTATGTTTATGTAATCTTTGTCTTGCAGGCCTTCTCCATGCCTTGCAATTACAGGAACCAATTTCCTATTGCCATTTTCTGGACCATCTTTTGCAATCTCCTCGTCAGACTTATGTTTATAAATACTGAAGTTTGAACATAGCCATATAATTCTATCTGAACCAGAGGCGGTATCAGTCGTTTCTTTATTGATGCCATCTCTATTAAGTTGCACGAAGGAAAGTATAGGAACTTCATACCTAAGCGCAAAGTTGTGAAGAGCGGTCATCATAAATCCCAAAACCTGAAACTCTTTCATATCTCCTCTGATTTCAGCAGAATCCATAAGTTTTAAATAGTCATATATAATAACGCAGTCGTTTGCTTTTCCTTTATCATTCAGCCCAACTACTTTAGCAAGCCATCTTCGCATTACCGATACTTGATCTTCAAAAGACATTCCTCCTATCGACTTAAAGTAGTACGGTATGTCTTTCATCTCTTTGGCGGCATCCATGACCTTTTGATTTTTTATATGACTTCTGGAGAAACCTCCTGTTTCGATGTCATTAATTTCCACACCAGCCAGCATAGCCATCATCCTATTTTGGTGATCTTCTTTTCTCATTTCAGTATCTAAATTTAATACTGGGATTCCCTCTCTAGCCATGTGAACCCCCATGTTATCCGCAAGCAGCGTCTTGCCTGTTTTGGGTCTAGCTCCAATTACATTCACAGTTCCTCTTCTTAGTCCTCCACCAATAGCAAAGTCATACCTACTAAAGCCTGTAGATATACCTATTTGATCTACAGGATCTTCAGCTAGCTCATTAAGATATTCTTCAACATCTTCAAACATCTTACTGGGAGAATCGTCGGAATCAGACAGAATCGAAGTAAAGTCAAAAATAGATTCCTCAGCTATCCCAAGTATCTGAGATATTGGTTCATCTCCTTTAACCTCTGTGTACTTCTCTTTGGTAAGTTCTAGCTGATCATACATCATTCTTGCTATTTGCAACTTTCTAATTTTAGCAGAAAATCCACGAACATTAGAGAGCAATACAGGGAACTTAACTATAGATGAGAGATGGGATACTTCCTGATTATTAAAAAAATCACTGAGTCCTATCTCTTTTGCTGCGGAAAGCACTAGAGGGATGTCTGGCTTGGCGTTGTCATCTTTATCTAAAATATGCTTAATGCAGCAGTAAATAGACATATTAGACTCAAGAGTGAAACTGCTTTCGTCAATTATATCGGCAATGTCATAGTATGCCTCAGAGCCGTAACGAAACATTCCCGCTAGTATAGCTCTTTCGGCTGGTAGGTCTTGTAATATCATATTATTTTCTCGTGCAACAATTGTTACACATATATCTAGAGGCATCTGGGATCAAAGATGGAGAAACTGAGTCTTCCGTACCACAGATTCTACAAACAACATTTATTTTATTGGAAGGTCTTCGTGTTCTAGGCGACCTCTTAGCCTTCTGATTTTCTTTATCAGATTCTGATGCTTCATTAAGCTCTTCTCTTTCCGAGCTAGACAAGTCCATACTGTCCATCATATCTAAAAATTTGTTTGGTCTATTACCCGAAGTATCTATTCTGCCTCGACGAGCACTGTTCCCTTTGTCATTACCAAAGACTTTAGTTGATCTTTTTTTTCTTTTTCTACCACCCTTTCCTCTTCTGTTTTTCTTCTTTGACTTATTTATTTTATGAGTAGGCTCATTACCATCTTCTGATTGCATCTCTACAATAACATCCATCAAATCTTCTTTGGACATGTTTTTTAAAATCTTTTTTAGTTCTTCTTTACTCATACTCTACTTATCTTTGCTCTCTGAAGGTTGACAAACAAATCACTTAGGTTTTTAACTGAGCTTGCTAGATATGTTAGTCTATCTGCTCTTTGCTGTGCATATGTTTTAATACTTTCAAGCTTGCAAGCATACCCGTCTTCTCTAATCGCTTGGTAGTACTGGCTATCCCACGAGCCTTTGTATTGTGCTTCTCTACCGGACATCATTCTTTTAAGATTGGAGGATGCCCAATTAACACGCGCTACCTCTCTATTGTAAGATCTTTGCAAATAGAAAGAAAACCCTCCAAGCAATAGAGCAGCTTCAGCACACTCATCTACTGTAAGCTTTTCCATCTGCTGTCTTGGCATATTCATATATTGCTTAACAGACTGATCGTGAAAGTCTCCAGAATACAAGGACAATCCTAAGCTTGACTCATATTCATCTAAGACTTTATCTATTTGATCTAGTCGTTCCTTTGGTTTATTCGGATTCTCCATTGATCCCCATCCTCGTTGTAAGGTAATTCAATATACGTTATATTATTATACTCGCACCACTCTGCTTTTCGCCGGTCTCTTTTTCTCTGATTTGCAAAATCCTGTGCAGAAGTATGAAACATTGTATTGAACTTATAATGTTGCTGGCCATGAACCTCGACAACCAACTTAACAGTATTTAGATAGAAGTCAAAGAAAAGCTTCTCAGTTCTAGTTATGGGCGCAGCTACCTCTTCAAGAATTTGAACTGTTGGAAAAATATCCTTGAGGATACCTCTAGCTTTCAAATGCAGCTTAGATCGAGGTCTGCTCTCGCTAGCTCTAACTACATAGCCATGAAGCTTCCAATTATGTATCTGACCGTCAAGTCCTCTAATTTTCATTTAGCCCAACCATAGAAAACACTTCGTCTCTAAAGGCTTTGTATTGATCTGGATTGTCCTCTAGATGTTGAGCCAACTTAACTTTTCCTTGAATTTTTTCACCATTAGGCAACTTCAGCCATGCTCCTGCTTTGCTGATAAGTCCGAAGTCAATTAATAGATCTGCTATCTCCATCTCTTTCCATATTCCTTTACCATACCTAATATGACTCTCAACCTTCTGTCCCGGAGGGCCAATAGCAGAGGTCATTATTTGCCAATGGATGGTTTGCCCAATTTGGGTATCGCCCTGCATTAGTGGCACTGAGTGAGTTGCATGGAGCTTAACATCTACTTGGTACTTTAGTGCACTGCCTGACTTTTCGATCTTAGACTTTCCCCTACCAAACCTCTGGACATTAGCCATTAGATGAGTTAT